CATCTGGATGCGGCAAAAGCCGCTTGGCATTCGAGATGCTAAAGGGGAAACAATATTACGTCAAAGATGAAGGCCCATGGTGGACTGGTTATAACGGGGAAGATTACGTGCTGCTTGACGATTTTAGAAGCAGCTGGATGACACATAACCAATTCATAAAACTGATAGATCGCTACCCAATGAGGGTTCGCGTTCACGGTGGGCTTACTGAAATGCGTGCAACTAAGTTTATCATCACTTCGGTGTTTCCCCTCGAATGTCTCTACGCCTGCGTCCCTGGCGAACCCAAGGCGCAGATTTCTCGGCGTGTTAAAAAAATAATCACCCTCGATAGCCCTGGGGATGTCAATCCCCGGGCAAGTGAGGCCGCATGCATTGAGTCTACGAAGTGCTCAGAAGTCGGGGTAATACTAAGCCCGACTTCTTCTGAGTACGAATACGGTAACGATGTCACTAACATTGGGGATTGACATCCTCCGTGCTATCGGGGCGATTATATTTTTTTGCACGCAAAAAATCTGCCCCTCGAGTTAGCCAGGTTCGCAAGCGTATCGACATTCGGGTGGAAACACCTCGGATGCCGATTCGCAAGGGGGAATAAAGCTTTCTATTAACTAGTGGCAACCTGATTGAGGACAGTGAATTGCACATAGTACTTGATACGTGCGCGAATGTATGCGCCTGTAAGTGCGCCGGTTTGAATATTGACTAAACCGATGTGCCAGCGCCAGCTATTTCCAGATGCAGGATTTGCATTATAATTTGCACTAAATTCGAGATCATTTACATTTTGACCACCAAATAGCTGTTTTGTCTTGCAAAAGTATGTCATACGAGTAAAGGCTGATGCATTCGAGTTGCCAATAACACGAGTCTTAACATAAGGACGCTCTGACATATCTGTAATGTTCTGGAATGGACTAGAACCAGCTGGACCACGGAGAGGCAAAATTGCTACTTCCATAAGATTCTGTGATGAAGGTAACGTAGGATCAGGCATAATATCAAGGACAAGCTTAGACGCCATCACATTATAACGACCGTAAGGAGCAGTACCAGAGCCTGCACCACAATAAGTGTCGAAATACTTAGGCTGAGAACCAACACCAGTCTCATCAGGATCAAACATTGAGTTTCCACGATAATCTAGAATTGCAGGAGCGCCTGCAACAGTAACCCCCAATGGAACAATATCATCAGAATACGTCAACACCTTATACAAGGTAGCTGGGAACGGAGAACTAGAGAAACCGCCAGACGGACGACTATTATAGCGAGACTTGAACTTAGGCGAAGCGCGTTTGCGACGCATTCCTGAACGCTTAGCGTACGATTTCTTAGTGGTGCGACGACGACGGGCATAGGTTTTGCGCGGCATTGTGAACACGGGAATATTAAATTGAAAATAATTCTCAAATCAATATTATTCACAAATGGCACACCAAAAACGAGTTCGAAACATTTGCTTCACGCTGAATAATCCGGTCCAAAACGGGGGACTGGACCTTTGGTACAAGATCGAAGAGATCAGTGAATACTATGTAATCGGATACGAAGTTGGTGCGTCGGGTACTCCTCATTGGCAAGGCTATCTTGAGCTTAAGAAGCAAACATCGTTTGCTCTTGTCATCAAAATGGGCGCTTGGCATTGCGAACCTCGTAGATCAAGTGCTAATAATGCGGTGCGATATTGTAAAAAGGATGGTGACTATATAGAATATGGTCACTTTAACGAACAAGGTGCACGAGGAGATATTGCATACTTACGAGAGTTAGGAGTTGCTAAAGGCTTGCGAGAAGTTAGCGCTGTCGCTACCTCGATGCAACAATATCGGCTTGTAGAATGTTACCTAAACTTCCACATGGCTGCTAGAGATCCTAAAGTGGAAACCGAAGTCACATTCATAACGGGTCCATCTGGATGCGGCAAAAGCCGCTTGGCATTCGAGATGCTAAAGGGGAAACAATATTACGTCAAAGATGAAGGCCCATGGTGGACTGGTTATAACGGGG